GAGGTGAGATGCTTGGTGCAATGGCTAGTGCAAAGGTTAAATCTGGCGTTGCCAAGATTTACTTTACACGGTCGACAGAGGCAAAAAAGGCGGCGTTTAATAACGAAACGCGACCTTTCTTTGGTTTTAACGCGCTTGAGCAGGATAGATTGCGGAAGTTCTTTTTTAAGCGAATTAAAGTATGAGCAAACGAGAATCAATAGCCGCAAACATTGTCAGCACGCTACGCAATATGCGTACCCCAGTTAGGGCGAGTTTTGTGACCCGAGAGCCGTTTGACTTTGAAAAGCTATCCAGCGCCCAATTCCCAGCTATTTTGGTGCAGTCATCGACCGAAACTAGGGAAGACGCCACAATTGGTGGCTCAGACATATTACGAGAAGCGAGCATTGATTACCAAATGATTGGCTATGTCAAGGGCGTTTCTTTGGACACCGCACGCAACCAACTGGTTGAAGCGATGGAAAATGCGCTAGACGTAGACCGAACTCGCGGGGGCTATGCGCTTGATACTCAAATCATTTCAGTTGAGACTGATGAAGGCTCAATTGACCCGATTGGAGGGGTTATCGTAACCGCAAGAGTTCAGTATAATTTCACCCGTGGGACTGTATAAATCCCGATAACCGAAAGGCAAAATCATGGCTACACATAAAGGCTCAGAAGGAACTATCAAAGTTGGCGCTAATGCCATTGCTGAAGTTCGCTCATTCTCTATTTCCGAAGTCGGCGATACCGTCGAAGACACCACTATGGGCGATTCTGCCCGTACATACAAACCCAGCCTGACATCTTGGAGCGGTTCTGTTGAAGCCTACTGGGACGAAACAGATACCAATGGACAGGTTGCATTGAGTGTCGGCGCAGAAGTCACATTAAATGTTTACCCAGAAGGCTCAAGCACTGGTGCTGATTATCTGACTGGCTCTGCAATCGTTACTGGTCGCACAATCAACTCATCGTTTGATGGCATGGTTGAAGCATCGATTACAGTTCAGGGTAACGGTGCATTGACTGCTGATACGGTCTCCTAATGTCATTAGGACAACGTATCGCCGCCAAGCGGCAAAACAATCGCAGTATGATTGAGGTGGCTGAGTGGGGTGATGATGCTCCACTAGCCATCTATACAGGCTCATTGACCTGTGCTGACGTTGACAAGCTGCAACGCAAGCATAAAGACTTTATGAGCAATCCTACTGTGGCTGCAATGGTTGATTTGCTGATTATGAAGGCAGAAGACAAGGATGGCGAAAAGCTATTCACGTTGGAAGACAAGCCTTTTTTGATGCGCGAGCCTGTAACGCTTATCTCTGCGATTGCGGGGCAAATGTTCTCGACCGTTGAATCGGTGGAGCAACTGGGAAACGACTGAAGGCAGACGGATTGCGGCTCAATTTGATTGCGCTTGCAGACCGTTTGCATAAGACGATTGAGGAGATTGAGCAAATCTCCGTGACCGAGTTGCACGAATGGATTGCCTATTTTGAACTGAAAGAGGAAAAACATGGCGGTCAATGACGTTAACATTCGGTTAAGAGCGAAAGACGAAACCGCTGCCGCCTTTAGTAGCGTAAAGACATCACTGGGCGGCTTACGCTCTGCTGTTTTTAGCGTTCAAGGAGCGTTGGCTTCAATTGGCGCTGGTTTAATAGCCAAAGGCGTTGTAGACGCCAACCGTTCATTTCAGAGCCTACAAGCAAGCCTAATTACGTTTACAGGCTCTGCTGAGGCGGCAGCGCAACAATTTCAAGTCCTTAGAAACTTTGCCGCAACAACTCCATTTGCGTTAGAGGAAGTAGTTGGCGGGTTTAATAAGCTAGTTGCTCGAGGAATTACGCCATCCATCGATTCCCTAACTGCCTTTGGAAACATTGCTTCTGGCACAGGCAAAAGCCTAGATCAATTTATTGAGGCGGTTGCGGATGCGGCTGTTGGTGAATTTGAGCGCCTTAAAGAGTTTGGTATTAAAGCCAATACTGAAGGCAACAAGATCAAGTTAACTTTTGGTGGCGTTACTCAGACCATCAATAAAAACTCTGAGGAAATGCTGGCTTATTTAGATAAGCTAGGTCAGACAAAGTTTGCTGGTGCTATTGAGCGCCAATCAAAAACACTAAATGGCGCATTTTCAAACCTTGGTGATGCGACCAATACGCTAGCTGTTGCCATCGGCGAAGCTGGGTTGAATGGGGCATTAGTTTCCCTAACGCTCACAATCACTGGCGTCATCAACAAAATGACGGAGTTGATTGAGCTTGGTGGCACGCTAAGATCTATTCTTAGCACTGGCTGGGATACTTTGTTTTCAACCCCAGAAGAAAACCTCGCAAAATATCGAACCGAGTTTGAACGATTAAACAAGGTAATGGAGTCTGGCAACGAGCTATCTAAGCGATATGCAAAAAATGCCATTGCAGAAGCAAAAGCTCAGTTCCAATATTGGCAACGAATAGTAGCACTTAGAAACAGTAATGAGAATCAAACTGCCGCTGAGACTGCAAGATTATCTGGCACAGCCAAACCAATCATTCCCAAAATCAAAACTGATGAAATGTGGGATGCGGAAGCAAAAGCCGCTTGGGAGGGCTTAACCGCTGCCGAGCAAGCAAACGTAAAATTTGCGCCACAGCTCGATAAAAAATACCAAAATCTTGAGCAAAGAATTAAAGCAATAAAAGATGCTTTAAGGGATGACACACTTAAAAAATTTAATGAAAACTTCTCTGGCTATCTTGACAAGGAACAGCGTGGCAAGCGCCAGACAGCATTGCCTAATGAGTTGCAAGTTATTCGTGAAGAATTAGAAAAAGCCAATCAAGCTGTTATTGATGCTAACAAAATAAAGTTTTCAGGCTACCTTGATCCAGCCGAGCGCGGCAAACGTCAGAGCGCATTGCCAGCAGAATTAGAGGCTATCCGTGAAGAATTAGAAAAGTCAAAAAGCCCCCTGCTGGAGTACGCCGAAAGTATTGAGAAAATCCAATTCAACATGGATGATTTGGCGCTTAAAGGCATCAAATCAATGGAAGACGCTTTGGTGAGCTTGGTAAATGGCACGCTAAGTGCTAAGGATGCTTTTAAGTCAATGGCTAGAAGTATTGTTAACGACCTAATTAGAATACAAATTCAAAAGTCCATCACTGGCCCCTTGGCTGGAGCCATTTCTGGTGCTGGTGGGCTTTCTGGAATTCTTAGCTCATTTTTTGGTGGTGGAAAAGCCATTGGTGGCTCAGTCCAAGCTGGCAAGCCTTACATGGTTGGCGAGCGTGGCGCTGAAATGTTTGTGCCTAACCAGTCTGGCTCTATTATCCCAAGCGGATCGGGTGGTGGTGGCAATACAATTGTCAATCAGGTAATAAATGTCACCACAGGCGTGCAACAGACCGTTCGTGCTGAGATAATGGGTCTAATGCCACAGATCGCAAGTGCTGCTAAGTCTGCCGTTGCAGACGCTAACCTGCGTGGCGGCTCATACAGAACGGCGATGAGGTAAAAATGTCTTATACATACCCACTAGAATTCCCAGACATCGGCATCAAATCGATAAATATCAGGGCGCAAAACGTTGTCGGCGCATCTATTTCCCCTTTTACGGGGCAGCAGCAAGTTTATCGCCATCAGGGTCAATGGTGGGAAATGGAAGTAACCATGCCAGCCATGAAGCGTGCCGACGCCGAGCGGGTCGCTGCGTTCTTGCTAAAAATGAATGGTAGATATGGGACGTTCTTACTTGGCGACCCTGCCAATACATCACCTCGCGGCACTGGCGCTGGCAATCCTGTTGTTTCTGTTGCAAATCAATCTGCAACCCTTTTTGCCAGTTCGGGGTGGACTGCGTTTTCAGAAGTTTTAAAGGCTGGCGATTGGATTTCGATTGACAATCGACTATACAAGGTGCTTGACGATGCTTTGTCTGATGGGTCGGGTGTTGCAAACATTTATGTATGGCCCAATCTACGCAGCGCATATCCAGCGGGGACGGCAATTACTATAAATTCCCCCAAAGGGTTGTGGCGGCTTTCAACCAACGATACAAACTTTTCAATTGATGAAGCCAGCGTTTATGGCATCACATTTGCTTGCGTAGAGGCGCTATGAGAGATTTAACAGCGGGCGTTCAAACAGCCATATCAGCGGATGCGGTAAGTCCGATCCTGCTATTTGAGGGCGAGTTTACCTCTGGCTTTGTCCGAGCTTGGTCTGGAATTGGCGATTTAACATGGAACTCCGAAACTTGGACTGGCGTCGGAACTCTTGGCGGCATTAGCTCAATTTCGGAAAGCTCAGACGTACAAGCGAACGGCTTGACTGTTTCTTTCTCTGGGATTCCATCCGATCTTATTAGCCTTGTTTTGAGTGATGTGACTCAGGGCAAGCTGGGTAAAGTCTATTTTGGCTTCATGGATTCCAATAACAATATCATTTCTGACCCAGTTTTGATGTTTGAAGGTAGGCTAGACGTTCCAGCTATTGAGGAAGACGGAGAAAACGCAAGTATCCAAATTAGCTATGAATCGCGCCTAATTGACTTGCAAAAGCCTAGAGAGAGCCGATACACACACGAAGACCAAAAAGTAAAATACCCTACCGACTTGGGGTTTGAGTTTGTACCAGCTCTGCAAGAACAGCAAATTACATGGGGTAAGGCGTGAGGCTGGAAAACTGGCAATCGCTACTAAGCGCACATTTACGCACCATTGGAGCTTTCCAATGGGGCACTAATGACTGCTGTATGTTTGCGGTTGGCTGCGTCAAGGTTATGACTGGTGTAGATCACGGCAAACAATATCGTGGCTACAAAACGGCTTTAGGGGCTTACAGGCGCATTAAAAGAGCTGGGGGTATAGACGCCATAGCTACGGCTGCTTTAGGCGCTCCAAAGCCCTTAAAACAAGCCAAGCGTGGTGATGTGATTTTATTCAAGACTGGGGACGATGTTGCCCTTGGGGTCTCCGTTGGGGATAAAATAGTCGCAATTGGTGAAAATGGACTGATATTTTTACCTTTCAGCGACGGTTTACAGGCTTGGAGCGTATAGATGGCAAAGGCAATTAAGGCAGCAGTTATTGTAGCGGGTATTGCTACTGGCGTCGGGATACTGACTGGTGCAATTGCTGGAGGCAGTGCTTTTACCGCATTTGGAGCTAGTTTATTCAGCGCTGGAACTGTTGGCGCATTTTTTGCCCGTCAGTTTGTAACATCCTTGGTTTTGGGCGCATTATCCAGTGCATTAACCAAAAGCCCCAGCGGTGGAATCGGCGGCACTACTGTAACAAGTAGGAGTTCGGTTGCTCCAAGACAAGTTATATATGGCAGAACTCGCGTAGGCGGCACTATCGTCTACATGGAAGGTACGGACTCCAACAAGTATTTGCACTCAGTTATTGTTTTTTCTGGTCATGAAATTGATGGCTTTGAAAAACTATATTTTAACGATGAGGAGCTTATTGTTGATTCTCCCAGCGGAAATGTAACCACTGGGAAATATGCGAATAAGGTAAAGATTGCACTTGTAAATGGTACAAGTTCGCAAGCCGCTTTTGCTGACTTAGTGGCTGCATCCGATAGCAAATGGACTGCTAACCATCGACTGCTTGGTTGTTCGGCGATGTACGTTCGCCTTGAATACGATCAAGATGTGTTTACCTCTGGAGTGCCAAACGTATCTGTTGTATTACGCGGCAAAAAGGTTTACGACCCTCGCACTGGTCTTACCGCATGGAGTCAGAACCCTGCGCTTTGTTTAAATGATTATTTGACAAATGCAGACTATGGGCTTGGCTGTTCAGCCAGTGAGATTAATACTTCAGCCCTAATTACTGCGGCTAATATCTGCGACGAGGATGTTCCGCTTGCCGCTGGTGGAACCGAAAACACCTACGAAATTAACGGTGCTTTCCAAACATCAGCAGCTCCAGAGCAAATCATTAACTCTATTTTGAGTTCAATGATCGGAAAAGCTATATGGTCTGGTGGCAAATGGCGCATCTTGGCTGGAGCTTATTACACCCCGACATTAGTGTTTGATGAAGACGATATGCGCGGCGGTATTCGGGTTCAAACCAACGTCTCTCGCAGGGAAAACTTTAACTCCATTAAAGGAACCCACATATCTGTAGAGGAAAACTACATACCAACAGATTTTCCAGCGGTTATTGGTGATGGCACTACCAATGCAACAATGGCTAACTATGTTGCTCAAGATAATGGGGAAGTTGTTTACAAAACAATCCTTTTGCCATTCACGACCTCTGCGACTATGGCGCAGCGCATATCCAAAATTGAACTTGAGCGTGCGCGTCAGCAAATTACGGTCAGCTTACCTTTAAAACTGGTTGGGCTGAAAGCCAATGTAGGCGATGTAATTTTGCTTGACAATGAACGTATGGGGTGGATTGAAAAACCTTTTGAAGTGGTTTCAATGGGCGTCACCTACACTGAAGAAATTGGTGTAGACCTAGAGTTGCGTGAAACTGCCGCAGAAGTGTTTGACTGGAATTCTGGAATTGACCAGAAAGATTACGATCCAGCCCCAAACACAAATTTGCCCAATCCATTTAGCGTTACGCCACCCACAAATTTGGTGGTTACTGCTACAAGTCAGGTCAACAATGATGGAACAATTCAGCCTTTGTTCCAAGTTACTTGGACTGCATCCGTTGACCAATCCGTTGTTAATTATGAGATTCAATGGAAACGTGGAGCTTATGGTAGTCTTCCAGCAGAAACCGTATTTAACTCTGCTTTGCTTGCTGGCGCCTCTTATACAATCAGCGGTGTCATTACAAGTGCCAGCTATGAGATTCGCGTAAGATCAATTAACAGTCTTGGCGTTCGCTCAGATTGGCTGTCCACAGTTGGAATATCCAACTCTGGTGACGCAATACCGCCTGCCGCACCAACAGGGCTAACTGTTACCAGCTATGGTTACAGGTCTTGTTATTTGAAATGGGTAAACCCAGCCGATGATGATTATTTCCAAACAATAATCTATTCATCGTTTACAAATAACTCATCAACAGCCGTAGAAGTTGGTCGCTTGTCTGGAACCAGTCAAACTTACTCTGGTTTGATTGATGACACCACTTATTACGTTTGGCTTAAAGCGGTCGATTACAGCGGCAATGTAAGCGGATTTAATACTGGCACTAATGCTGGGACTCCGTTTACTACTGGAAGTGAAATTGGAGCTGGTCAAACAGGAGAAACAGGGCCAAGAAGCGCAACTGGGTATTTGTATTATTCAACCGCTTTAACATCCCCGCCAAGCTCTCCCACATTAGCTGGCTACAACTTTATAACAGGTACTTTTAGCACGATTACAAGCGGCTGGTCTGTTACTCCGTCTTCCACTGTACCCGTAGTAGATAAATCATATTACGCCGTTCGTTATTCTGTCACAGAGGTAACTTTTGATGGCGCTCAAACAATTAACAAGTCCGCTGTTTATGAGTCCCAGAATTTTGACGGAATCATAACTTTTACAAATATCCAAGATGGAGTAGATGCAACAGTTATTGATGGGGGGCAAATTACTACTGGGACAATTGTTGCAAACCGTATTGGCTCGGGGACATCAACTCAATCAGGTGGAGAGTTTGCACTTGGATCAACAACACAAATTGCTGGCGTATATGGTACGGGTATTTTCAAAAGAACTACAAACACTGGCTTTGGCGTAGCTGGTGTAATGACTAGCTACGGTTCTGGTTCTGCTGGTGTTGTTGGCGCTGTTACGGGTGGATACTCTGGAACTTTTGGCACACTAGGTTATTACACCAACTCAAGCTACACTCAAACCTACGGTGTCGGGGGTTTAGGTGGTTTTGAATATGGCGTTACGGGGCGCTATTACGCTGGCGGTAGTACTGCATTTACCGTTCCGACCTATGAGGGCAGATTAGGTCTCGGTACGGCTGCTGTTCAGGCGTATAAGCAAAGCAGTGGAGATTATTTCAACCTTCTTCAGAGCGGATGGTTGGCTGTTGCTTATAGAGGGGGTACAGCCTCTGTTGGTATTGGACAGCTCCCTTCAGGATATGCTGTTTATGGCGCGTCTGGTGCGGGTAAGGGGTATTTTGTTGATGGAACTGGCCCTTTTACTGGTGTTCACGACGGAGTTGTAGAAAGCTCTTTTAATGCTGAAGTTGGAGATATATTAGTTGATGTAGAGTTTTTGCACGCTGTGGACGTATCCAACACAATCGTCAAAATGCAAAAATCAACATTTGCCAACCAAAAGGGAGTAGTTGGTGTGTTTATTGAAAAATTTAATGAGCCGCCATTTAACTGGAACCCAACAATCCCCAAATACCCAGCACCCAAGCCCACTCCTTTATTTGGGGAGGAAACTGATTTGCCGCCTGTTGAAGAAGAAATAACACAGGTTCCAAACCCAGAATATTACGATATTGGTGATTACTTAGTAGTTAATGTAAATGCTTTGGGTGAGGGCATGATTAACGTCTGTGGGCAGGGTGGTGACATTGAGATTGGCGATCTTATCGTTACTTCTGATATTGCTGGCAAAGGCATGAAACAAGCCGACGACTTAGTTCGTAACATTACGGTGGCTAAATCTAGGCAAAATGTCACGTTTTCTGGGCCGACTGAGGTCAAACAGATTGCCTGTATCTACGTTTCTGGTTAAAATTCATTAACTCACTTGGAGAGATAAAATGGCTTCAATTATTTATAACTCAGCTCTTGATGATGCGGTCAAGGGCAATATCGATTTTGATACAGACACGTTCAAAATCATTCTTGTAACCTCAAGCTACGTTGCCGACAAAGACGCTCACACCAAGAGATCTGATGTTACCAATGAGGCCGTAGGCTTTGGATATACAACTGGTGGCGAAACAACGACAGTGACCGTTACCAAAGACACGGCTAACGATCGCATTGATATTGACTTCTCTGATGTTGCGTGGCCTAACACGACTTTGACTGCGGCTGGTGCTGTGATCTATAAGTCAACTGGTACGGCAGCTACAGATAACTTGGTTGCTTACTTGGATTTTGCTGGCGATGTAACATCGACTAACGGCACGTTCACGGTTGACATTACATCACCGCTGCGCCTCCAGAACTAATGAACTAAGAGCCACTTCCGAGATTGTGGCGGTGGCTCGGATGGGTAAATATGGCTCTTATTTTAAATGATCGAGTAAAAGAAACCAGCACCACTACTGGTTTGCTCGATTTTGCGCTTGGCGGTGCTGAGACTGGGTTTCAGTCTTTTTCTGCTGGCGTTGGTGCAAATAACACTACCTACTATGCGGTTGTCGATGCTACCGACTGGGAGGTTGGTCTTGGCACGCTTTCTGGCGACGGTCTGACGCTTGCCAGAACAACAATCTACAAAAGCTCTAACGCCAACACCAAGGTAAACTTTGGGGCTGGTACAAAGCGAATCTTTGTCACATATCCTGCTGACATTGCCGCAAGCGCTCTGCAACCAAACGACAATATATCGTTACTAACCAACGATGCTGGCTATATAACTGGTAAGTTCCCGTTTTACATCAGTACTGGTGTTTTGCAGAAAATAAACCTTATCACGGGCTTTTTACCATTTTTTGATAGCACTGGTGCATCGAAAAACATCGCGCTCACTTCTTGAGGTAAATCATGGCAACAATTAAATTAGTTAAGAGTATTTACACGGGGGCCGATGTTACCGCTCTTGGTGAGTTAGCTGCTGGTGATACGGTAGATTTGCCCGCTGGCTCGCAATTAAACTCGCAGAACATCCTTACGACCGCAGATGTCGGCTCAACGGTGCAAGCGTATGATGCGACGCTTTTAAACGATGCAGACATTGGCGTGTCCGTACAAGCGTTTGATGCCACTTTGTTAAATTCTGCTGATATTGGTGTATCAGTACAGGCATACGATGCAAGCATTCTAAAATCGTCGGATATTGGGACAACTGTTCAGGCTTATGACGCAACGTTGTTAAACGATGCCGACATTGGTGTAAATGTTCAGGCTTACGACGCCACCATCCTTAAATCGGCTGATATTGGCGTAAGTGTCCAAGCCTACGACGCAAACGCACTTAGCAGCTCGGACATTGGTGTAACGGTGCAGGGTTATGACGCGACTTTGTTGAATTCATCCGACATCGGGGTGTCCGTCCAAGCGTTTGACGCTACGTTGCTAAACGACGCAGATATTGGCGTCACAGTACAGGGATACGATGCGACTATTTTAAAGTCATCCGATATTGGTGTAAGCGTTCAGGCTTACGACGCTACGTTGCTTAATGATGCCGACATTGGGGTAAACGTTCAAGCCTACGATGCCAATATAACTACAGCCACCAACACACAAACGCTGACAAACAAAACTCTCACTGGTTTAAAAGAAACTAAAGTAGCGATGGGCGCTGATGACATCGACCTGTCTACAGGAAACTACTTTACTAAGACAATCGCTGGCGCTACAACCTTGACTGTTAGCAACACGGCAGCGAGCGGATCGGTAAGCGCCTTTGTGCTGGAACTAACTAACGGCGGCTCTGCTGCTGTTACGTTTTTCTCGGGCGTTACTTGGGCGGCTGCAACGGCTCCAACATTGACTGCTTCTGGAGTTGATGTATTGGGATTCTTTACAACAGATGGCGGAACCACTTGGCGTGGTTTCGTTCTTGGATTGGGGATGGCGTAATGTCAGTTAAAGACATAATTCAAGCCGCCGCTGGCGTTGGTGGTGGTGGTGTTGAGCCGCCTGATGTTTCTTGGGATTTGGATTACGCGCGTTACGATGCGCAGGGGAGTTTTGCTTGGAATATTCCAAACCTAACTTATTCAGGAATTTTAAAAAGCATAACTGGCGAGGAAGCAGTCGTTAGCGGCGTTTTCTTTAAACCTGATGGCACTAAGATGTATCTTATTGGTTATGGTGGTGATGAAATAAACGAATACAACCTATCAACACCTTGGCAAATTAACACCGCAAATTTTTCCCAGTTATATTCAATTGGCTCAATGGATACAAGTCCTCAAGGTTTCTTTTTTAAGCCTGATGGGACTAAAATGTATTTTGTTGGCGTAACTAACGATGCTATTTTTGAATTTAATTTATCTATCCCTTGGGATATATCTAGTTTAGTTTTTTCTACATCTATTTCCATAGCTTCAATTGAAACCAACCCAACGGGTATTTTCTTTAAACCTGATGGCTCAAAATGCTACGTTTGTGGCACTTTTATCGATGGCGTTGCCGAGTTTGATTTATCAACTGCATGGGATATTTCAACCGCTGTTCATTTACAAAGTTTTTCGGATGCTGCTCAAGAAAATCAAATTCAGGATGTTTTTTTTAAAAATGACGGAACTCAGATGTATCTCATTGGTTTCAGCGGCGACGATGTAAATATATATAACCTTTCAGTACCTTGGGATGTTTCTAGTTCCACTTATGTGCAAAGTGTGTCAATAGCGGCTCAAGAATCAACACCAAGAGGTATTTATATTAGAGATGACGGGTCTTATTTTTACTTAGCAGGAAGCACTGGAAGAAACATATATCAATATTTCATGGCTGGGTATTCGTTGACCCAGTTGGGCCTTAATTCCGCCAACGTTATTACATTTTCAACTGATGGCACGAAAATGTATGCGACTAACAACCAAACCTCTGCTGAAACCTACCAATATACATTAACTACGCCGTGGGATACATCTACCGCCGTTTATGATAGTAAGGCGTTTTCTTTTAACTTCGTTACGCAGGGACTTTTTTGGAAGCCTGATGGCACGAGGTTGTTTATCTGCACAACAAACCCAGACAGCATCCGCGTTTACAACGTTCCTACACCTTGGCAAATGAACGGACTAACTGGGATTGGCGGTTATGGAATAACGCAAGACTCAAATCCATACGACGTCTTTTTCAAAGACGATGGCACAAGAATGTATGTTGTCGGGATGTCCAATGATAAAGTTTACGAGTACAGTTTAAGCACTGCATGGAATCCACTTGGCGGTAGCGCAGTTTTTGTCCGTGATTTTAGTGTTGCAGCACAAGACCTTGTTCCGTCAGGTCTTTTCTTTAAACCTGACGGTACTAAAATGTATATCACTGGGACAGGCTCGGCTTTTGTTAACGAATATGATTTGGCTACCCCGTGGGATATATCTACTGCCAGTTATTCAAAAAGATTTTATGTAGGGGCTGAAGAGCCAGCGCCGAATGCTTTTTACTTTAAGCCTGAAGGCGACGAGTTTTATGTAGTTGGCAGTCGCCGTATTGTCAATTCTTATTCAATTGGAATTTAGGGGTAACTTATGTTTGTTAAAGTTGAAAACGGTGTTGTAACAGCATACCCTTACACGCTGGGGCGAATGAGGGCAGAATACCCAAACACTTCGTTTCCCAAAAATCCATCGGCAAGTACGTTGGAACCTTTTGGCGTGTTTGAAGTTGCATATCAAGCAGCCCCAGCGTTTGACCCAGAAAGCCAATACATTGAGCACTCGCTTATGCCTGTGCTTTTGGATGGTAAGTGGACACTAACCAAGACGGTAGTTGCAAAGACGCAAGATCAGATTGACGCTGAAGTGGCTAACAAAGCCTCTCAAGCTCGCACAAAGCGCGACAACTTATTGGTTGAAAGCGATTGGACACAAGTAGCTGACGCACCTGTGGATAAAGAAGCGTGGGCAACATATCGTCAGGCTTTGCGAGATATAACGACTCAAGCCGCATTCCCTGCTGACATTACATGGCCTACCAAGCCATAATAAATAATGCTTGGCATTTACGCATTATCAGAACACCCGTTTAGTTCTGAAGGAATTGTTAGCGCGGTTGCAAGCGTTGCGTTACCGACCGTAAACGTAACTGCGCCCAATGCGATTCCGTCTGTACCAGCAACTGCGCAAGCAAGTATTGGTAGCGTAAATGCTATTGCCGTTAACGCTCAAGCATTCGGGGCGGCTAGCACTCAGAACACAATTGGCTCGGTCAATGTTGATGCGCCTAATAGTAGCCAATACGCCGATGCTTTGGTGTCTGTCCAAATTGGTACGGTACAAAGCTCTGTTTTAGCTGTTTCTGTTTCTGGATCAGGCTTAGTTCAAGTCGCTCTTGTTGGGCAAACGGCTCAAGCTCCGACAGCATCTGGTTTAGGAAACTCAACTGCCTCCGCAACTTTGGTTGCAGTTGGCGTAACGGCTCCAGAAAGCGCCAATTCCAGCGGGGACGCCAAGGCTCTTGCTTCTGTCGGCGAAATTGCATCCATAGTCCCAGCTTTCACTTTGTCGGCTGATGCCTTAATACAGGTATCTTTTGGTCAAGAGAGCGCCATTGCTCCACAAGCTAACGCAAGCGGCGGCGCGTCTGCAAGCTCTAGCATTGCCACGGTTACTATTTCGCCCGTAACTGGGGTTGGCATAACAGTAGTTATCCCCGCGACTGCGACAGCCGATATTGCGACCGTAAACGCTGTTGCACCTATTGCGCTGGCCTCTGGGTCGGCGTTTACTACCGCTGCTGGCGTAACCTTACAGGCGGTGTCGCCATCTGTCGGGCTTTTTGTCTCTTCGACTGCTATATCCGCGCTTTACTCGGTTGCCGCCAATGAGCCGCAATTTTCTGTTAGTGCCGACGCAAACGTACAGGTTGCGATCAGTCAGGAATCGGCTCAGGCTCCAAACGTTTCTGCTACTGGTGGAGCTAAAGCTCAAAGCGGCGTAGCGGTTGCGCTATTTATTGCGCCACATACATCTGCCAATGGCAACGGCTTTGCATCCCCATTGCTTTTGGATGTGTCGGCTGCGGCCCCAGAAGGACAGGCTTTTGTTCTGTACTTCTTTGAATCCGACAGGGTGTTTTATGTACAAGCCGAATCAAGAAACGTTTTCATCTTGGACGAAGACAGGTCGGCGAGAATTGCCACAGAAAACCGCATATTTGAGATATTTGCAGAATCGCGTACAATTCCCGTAGCGAACGAACCAAGAATTCTGGAGGCCAATTATGGCTAATTTTATAAAATCGCCGACAGCAAATCTTGATTTTGCAGTGGATTGGTCTGATTGGTTGGCTGATGGCGAAACAATTGCAAATTCCACTTGGAGCAGTCCAGACGGTCTTGTAATTGAAACAACCTCATATAGCAATACGCAAGCTGTTGTTTGGGTTTCTGATGGCGTGGCTAATAATGTTTACAGGATGATTAACGTTATAACGACATCTAACACGCCAGCCAGAACCGATCAAAGAACAGTCACAATTAAAGTGCAAGAACGTTAACTTGGAGTTAAAAAATGAACCAAGAGGTGAAATTGACTGAAGCTCAAATTGACGCGATTGTCGATAAGGCTGTTGAAAAGACATTTCAACGAATGTATCAACAGGTTGGGAAGTCAGTTTTAACGAAACTAACGTGGATGGCTGGCGCTGCGGTCGTGGGTATTTATGTTTTACTGGGTGGTGGCAACTCCATGCCCAAATAATATGTCTCAATTTCTTGATCTAGTCCGTCTGCCGAACTTTGGACTTGGCGTCTCCAAGGGTCAATTTCAGAATATCTCCCATATTCACAAATTTGGCGCTGTTCCAGCCATGTCGGTCAATACGACTGGCACGATCTGGGACGTAAACGACACGGCTTATCCTTGGTCTGCTTTTGCTTCTGCTGGCACACTTAGCCTGACTCGCGCCTCTGCAAGCGATGCCGACAAGGTTGTTGTTCTGGTTGGGTTGGATGAAAACTACGCCGAGATCACGGAAAGCGTCACCTTGACCGCTGCCTCTGGTAATGTGACAACTCAATCGTTTATCCGAATCTTTAGAGCCTACATGACCACAGGCTCAAACGTTGGCAACATTGACGTTATTCGAGGCGCAACAACGGTGGCTCGCATCAACGCCAATAAGAGCCAGACTTTGATGGCTATTTACACAATACCCGCTGGCAAAACTGGCTATTTGCTGCAAGGCACTTGCTCCTGTCAATCGGGTGCTGACGCAACGGGCGATATGTTCGTTCGCTACTTTGGTCAGGCATCGTTTAGGGTTGGTCACTCATTTGAGGTGTCTGGTAACGGTGGGCAATATCTGCATCCCTTTGTTATACCAATCCGAATCCCTGAGAAATCAGATATTGATGTTCGTGCTTTAGTTCGCTCAAATAATGCTCGAGTAACTGCCGCTTTTGACCTGTTGTTAGACGAGGATAACTAATGCTTGCGGAATTGATGGCGGCGAACGCGGCTTTCGCTGTCATCAAGGAAGCTATATCCAACGGCGGCGAGATTGCATCGTATGGTGCAAAACTTGGTGAATATTTTGGCTTAAAGGCTGAGATTGCCAAGAAAGCCAACGCCAAAGGCAGCGATTCGGAGGAGTTTTGGGCGCTCGAAGCAATACGCAATCAAGAAGCCGAACTCAAAGAAATGATGATATATCAGGGGCGGGCGGGGTTATGGACGGATTGGCTCGCGTTTCAGGCTCAAAAGAAGCGTGAGCGCGACCAAGCAGAACGTGAACGCATATTAGCCGTCCAGAAGCGCCGTAAAGCCATTCTGGGCGTTTTTAATGCAATACTGATAGCTATCATAGTCCTCAGTGGTTTAATCGCCATAGGGGGCTTAATTTGGGCTATCGTTAAACGTGGAGCGTTTTGATGAATGAACTTCTTGGCTTGGTTAAAAACATCGCGCCCAGCATTGCGACTGCGCTGGGTTCCCCTCTGGCTGGCATGGCAGTTACTGCGCTGGCTCAACGCTTTGGTGTCGAGGATGAAGTAGAGGCGGTCACAAAGGCGATTAAGGCTGACCCTGAAGCCGCTATAAAGTTGAAACAATTGGAAATTGACAAGTTCAAGGCTGTTTTGGCAGACAAGGACTCAGCCCGTAGCCGAGAAGCTACAATTGCCACCAGCGAAAAAGCGCCCCTGTTGAACAAGCTAATCAGCCCCGCGCTGGCTTTGATTGTGGTCACGGCATGGGTTGGCATCCAATTCACACTGATTAACTCTACCGTCCCACAGGAAATGCGTGAACTTGTGGCTCGGGTTCTTGGAACGCTTGACGGCGCTTTGATGGTTATCCTGTCTTATTATTTTGGGGCTTCAACGAAGGATTAGCTATGACTATCTGGTTGCCTATTGCTTTCGCTTGCCTTACAAACGGCACTTGCGCTTTTTACAATGGCAACCTATCTGTGTCACTAGAGCAGTGCCAAGACCAGAATAAAATAGCCACGGTCGCCATGCTAAAAGACCCAGACGTAAAAGCCTACCAAGTTGATTGTCTTGAAATTAAACCAAAGCATACTGATTCGTTATGAACTTTACTGAAGCACTTGAACACGTTTTGAAGCACGAGGGTGGCTTTGTAAATCACCCAAAAGACCCAGCAGGCATTACTAATCTTGGCGTGACCATTGCAGTCTGGGAGGAATGGGTTGGTCGTAAGTCAAGCGAAAAGGAAATGCGCTCACTGACGCCAGAAATGGTGGCTCCGCTGTACAAACGCAAATACTGGGATAGGGTCAAATGCGACGACCTGCCATCTGGTGTTAATTACGCTGTTTTTGACGCCTCGGTAAACTCTGGGACTGGTCGCGCTGCCAAGTGGTTGCAGGAAGTTGTCGGGGCTGTTGCTGACGGGGCTATTGGCGAAAAGACACTAGCCAAGGTCAGGACACATAATGCTGATTCGTTAGTGAACGCTTACTCCGATAACCGCTTAAACTTTCTAAAGGGTTTAAAAACGTTTGACACATTCGGTAAGGGCTGGACGCGCAGGGTTGAAGAAGTGCGTCAGGTCGCTCTGGATGCAAGTCGAACATAAAGTCGTTACAAAGAAAACCATCCTCTTGGCGTACCAAATGCTGAGAGGAATGAGTCCTTTTTGTGA